CAGCACAACGACGGTAGCAAGGAGACCTTGAACCTCACTGCCGACAACAACGGCAATGTTACCTTTAAGAATAAATTTGAACACATGTTCGGTTCGACGCGCCGAATTTTTTATTGGGACTCCTACTCGCAGTATATATGGGCACAACAAAAGAGCGGTATTTCTACCGCTCAACTGTCCGACTCGTCATATATCATTTCCTGCCACTCATCCGTAACACCCAACGTATAGCTAGCATCACAGATTCCGATGTTGGAACCCACAGTAATTTCATGCCCTTTAACCATTATAGTGTGCGGATGTTTAACGTCAACGTATTTGCTTGCAGTTCTGCCACTTATTATTGGCGGAATTACTGTACCAGGTTTAAAAGCAGAGAAACCGCCATGATCTCGAAGCCACCATATCGCGTCTTTGCGTAGACCGCTTACTGTTGTATGTAATTCATCACTGCCACTTTCTTGATACATATATTTTTTAGCACCTAAACTTTTGAAACGTGCATATGTCACATCATAATCACCGTTTTCATGCTCCCAAATACCCAAATAAACTTTGCGTCCATTTTTAATAGCATACGGTTTAATGTCAAACGTTTCTGCTTCAGCCATAATTTGAGCGTTCAACGCGTCGAACTCCTTTTTATACTCTCCGATAGCTTTAACAGAATCCGTATCAACTTGTACTATATCGTCGCCTACAATCTTCATACCCTTATACAAGCATGCTCTAGCATGAGCTGTAACCCATACACCATGTTGATAACTTAAAAAAGAGTTTTTGCTGTGATAATATCTTGTAAGAGCCTTACCAACATCTTCTATTTCACCAACTTGCCACACTTCATCAGCACTGCTATCATAAATAACTTCGGCATTTAATATATCAGTAAGCATCATACCGAAAGCGGCATTTATTTTATTTTTGAATTTAGCATATAAATATCTGTCACCATCTTCCAAATTTGTTTTCATTTGAAACATGTCCATTAACTTCTTACGAAATGCTTTTGACAGCATACCTCTATCAGCAATCCAAAGTTCGTGTACTGATAAATCTTCAAATTCGTAAGAATCACAAATAATTTTGAAGTCTATTTCAGTGCAACACATTCCAATCCGTTCTGCTGAATAGACTTTACCATTTCCGAAACGTCCGTGTTCTCCTCGTACAACTGCTCTACATTTTGCTTTACTTATGTACGGAATGCTTTCCCAATTTTTCAATTTAATATTGCGACATTCCCAAACGATTAAACAACACTTATTGTCTAAATATCGTTTTAAATATTTTAAATCAGTGTGTAAAGGTAAATGTATTGGCATGAATTTACTTTGTGGGAAATATTTTGTAGCCATTTGGTATGGGTAGCTTGATTTAATATCGAAACTGTCAACTCCCTCTATCGTCCACCCAGTATTTATATTATTGGAACCGCTAATTCCACCTCGACAAGCTTCTACACATAAGGCATATGTGTGCTCTGTCAATGCCATACTCATCATATGCCGTTTATATCCATCTTCTGCGAGACAAGCTTCTCTAAACTCTCTACGTATATAACCAGTAGAAGTCATCGGAATTGTGCAAAGTGTGTCCTCATCAAGTTTAGATTTTATAGCCTGACACAATCCTAGAACGTCAACAACACAGTATTCCATTTCCTCTTTAGTTAACGGTGTGTCGGGGTAACGTTTAATTCTATAATTAAAATCGTCACCACTTAATTTAAAATTTTCAACACCTTTACTATTTTTCAGAAATTTGTCGAGACTCATATTGCTTAATGCATATGAACATCTGTATTCAATGTCTTCTACTACTGCGTATATAACATCTCTTTTATGCCTAGCAAATACCTTTTCAACTTTAAAAAAATTTCTGAGAAATTGAAACTCAAATTGTAGATTGTGTACATATACGACTAATCTAGTTCTCCAATCAACTCCCAAAATTTCTTTCAAATTGTCGAGAAATTCTCTATATTCATCCCACGTTCTACCCACACATATGGTTTGACCTATACAAAATTGCCAAATATACATGAAACCGAAATCTGAATGGAAATAGTTACATTCCTCTTCATGTATTGTTGTTGTCTCTATATCGAAAGCGCACACAACATCGAAATATTTTTTAGTTCCCCGTTCGACACGTCGAACTCCTTTGAACTTCTCATAGGGGAAGTCGCTCACATTATATACGTCAATCTCTTTTTTTCCTTGGATATTGAGTGATATCAATTTTAAGCCTCCTCATTGTCTCGTCAAAATCATATAAACCTGCGTTAAATTCATCGAAAGCTTTAAGCATTTTAGCACGTGAATTATCTTTCTTTTGATATGCGTCCCATAACATTTCAATTACCGTACTACTATTTCCATAACTTTCGATAACTTGTTCACTTTCTTCGTTGCCCAGAAAACGGAGAAAATTTCTAGCTTTACGTCTAGTAACTGTTTCATCAAAAATCCCTTTTTCTTTGAATTTTCGGAAACGTCGTTCCTCTATTGCCCTTTGCCCCTCAACAGACGAACTTTCATATCCTAAGAATTTTATACCAATCTGAGATTGTTGCCCCATTTGATACCAGTCCTTGTCCATGTTCCTAGCATATTCGAAACGGTTACTTTCATACATAACTTGAGTATAGTTTACAGCAGTCGCCCACCCTTGTCCATAATCATACTTTTCTTTCTCAAGTCCTATTAACCTTTTATTCACTTCTTTTGCTATCTCATTAGTATAGGAAAAGAGAAGCCCTTGAGCCTCTCTATCTCCCTTTACCGCATTGCGTTGTAAGTCTTTAATTTGTTTGATCGAATACATACATTATCCTTTCACGAACAACTTTCGTTCCGCATTGCGCCTGCGTACCAATCCTCTTAACACTCTACCATTTGCTTTGCTGTATAACAAAATGGCATCCGCAATTTGAGATTTAGTGCGCTGTCCATATTTAAGTAATTTCTTAAGGTTGGCAGTTCCACAATTAAAAGCGAAACTTGCTAACGCATCAAATTCATTTTGCGTCCAGTGATAAATGCCATCGTAACTGTTGATGACTGGTTCGACGCGTTGAACATCTTCAATAAGAAAATGTGTGGCAGCCGCTTCCGATATGTACATACCTTTTTTAACACCTTTAGTATGTCCATATCCGATTGTCCACTTACCGGCAGGGCACCGGTAAGCAGTCAATCTGACTCCCTCAAAACTCTTGATCAAATTTAAACCCGTTTCACTAGTTACCATCGACTACCGCCACCTTTATTATCATTGTAAATACTAATGAAATGCGCAAGCCAACACCAGTTCCGCTTGTAGTAGAGAAAGGAGATGTGTACATTTCCTCTATTATAGAAGCACTACTTACTTCAAAATTTCGGCAAGTTAATGTACCGTTAGAGTTTTTTACGCTGGGATAAGTAACCTGTGTTACAACGTAACCTGAGCCAATATCCCAGTGGTTTCCTTTAAAAACTGCAAAATCCTCAATAATATCCGTATTGCTGAGTATGGCTTTAACGTAATCAACGTTAGTTAATGCAAGACCATTGCTGTTTACATAGCTTACTAGCGAGTTTACAATTAAACTGCCGTCACTATATTCATTTACAAATACATTTAAATCTCCAGTTTCTGTAACAGTACTTCCATTGGATTGGTGAAAATTTAATTGAGCTGTGCTACCAATATATTTTTTACTTTTGATTACAGTGACACTTCCACTACTTCCGCCATCTTCCAGTGCTGTAACTCTACCGTCCAAAGAAGTGATTTCGGTAGTATTTGCCGTAATCTTTCCGTCCTGTTCAGTATTCTTAGCTTTAATAGCTTCAATCGTAGTGTTAATAGCACTAATTGCATTAGTATTCGTCTGTGTGGCACTAGACACTTCACCTACTTCTGTTTCCAGTGCTGTCACCTTACCAGTTACTGTTGCAACATTTTCATCAGTCTTCGCAATCGCCGCAGTATTTGCAGAAATCTTCGCATCAGCATCACTTTTATTAGCGTCAACTTTAGCCGCCAACGTAGCCAAATCAGCGGTAGTCTTCTTCTGTACTTCCTGCACACTATGTAATTCGACGTCGAACTGATCACTTCTCGTATTGAGATTGGTAATGTCCTGAGTATGCTCGACAATCTTTTCTTCTGCCGCTGTAAGTCTGTCATTATAACCGGCAACGATCTTCGCGCTTGCCGCACTTTCCGCTTTGGTTTCCTCAGCCAACTTCTTAGCGTCAGCCGCAATACCAACCACTTCCAATGCCTTACTTTTCGCATCTACCATACCGTCGTCGATCTTGTTCATGGCATCATTCATCTGCGTAAGCCAACTTGTGGTGTCTTCACCTGCCCACAACGGTAAATCATAGTTCTGAGTGTGATTGCTAGTACTTACTGTACTTTTCTTGAAATCCTGATTAACAGCCATATTATTTCTCCTTACTGTTCGACGTGTCGAACTCAATCTTGTCACTTAGCATCTGCATAAGCTTCTGCAATACAACAGTGTTGTTGTTGATAGCTTCTGTTGATTTGTCCATCTCCTCTTTATGCTCTTTATCCTGCTTATCCATTTTCCAAAATAATGCGCCACACATTACGATAGGAAAACCAACTGTACTAATTGCTGTAATTACCATCTGTGCTGTTTCCATATTCTTTCTCCTTAATAATATTCTACGGTGAAATTAAGAGTTAATTGTGTTGCGTTGCCGATTTGTGTAGAATCGAACATCAACTTATTGGCGGACACATATATGTAAGATGTGAAGTCTCTAGTTGTAACTTCACCGTCCTCAGTCTTTACACCAATAAGATTCAAATAGAAAATGGTGCTATTATTCGGAATTGTTGCGAGTTCAATCGGAGAAGTTATTGCATCTACTAATGTGAGAGTACCACATTTTCTCTTAACATTATCAGTTCCAACATAGTCGTTAGTCGGATACTCCATGCCGTCGAATAAACAGGTGTTCTTAGTTCTAATGATGTCGACGGTCTTCTTCACATCGTTTATATAAGCGTTAGTCTTATTGAACTCCGCAATCACGGTGTTCGACTCGTCGAACCCAGCCAACGTTGTATCAATGTCGGTATCATGCTGTTCCAAATTTTTGATACGGGTTTCATGGTCTAACTGGGTGTGTTCGAGATTCGTACACCTCGTCTGTAAATCTGTCACATCATGCTGAACATCATCCATGTCAGCATTCAGACCCTCAACGATCGGTGTAAGAGTTGTCAACTGCTCCAGTGCACTATTGCTACCAGTTTCCGCGTTGTGCAACTTTTCATCAATCACGTTGTAAGCGGGATTCATGTCGTCCAAAAAGTCAGGGTGTTCCAGTGCATCCCACTGGGGAAGATTGTAATTAGCTGTTCCTTTCTTATACATTTGTAATCTCCTTTCCATGCCAATCATATGACTGAGCCTTTACATTTTTATCATCATAGTTCTTAGCTGTCAAATTCAACGCGTCGAACTCGGATGCCGTAAGTTTACTGAACTCCCCAACCTTGAGGAAATCTGCCAATTCATATATAGCCATTTTAACAGTGGTGTACTTTCCACTTACCGGAGAGAACATCATATTGTGTGCTCCCAATTCCGTTGTGCCATACATCCAATATGTCATTGCACTAATGTCACTGTCTTTGAAATACTGTGCAGTAATATGAGTTGTTTTATGCCATGCTATTGCTGTAAAACCTAACCGGTTGAGTGCGATATTGTAAATATCGTTTATCGCTCCATTGATAGAGTCGTTCGCAACTTTAATCGGATTGAATACCGGCAGTTCACTTTTAGGAATGTCTGCTACAGTTTTCTTCATATCAGCTATTGCGCGCTCCAGTGTTTGCCTATCTTTGCTTGAACTTGCGAGAATCATCAATCGCATTTCAGAGAACTTTCTATCATACACTTCAAGCGTATTAAAAAACTCTTTACGATATTCTCTGATCTCATCAGCAAGAGCATTATCGTCAGCGATGAGTGAGCGAACTTCTCTTTCCAGTTTTGTGCGCACATCGTTAATGTCGTTTTCCAACAGTTTAATCAGAGCCAAAAACTGATCTTTTTCATTCTTACAAGCTGTAATATATTTCTGAATTTCTTCGTCCATTAAGAATCTAACATAATGTGGTACGTTAGATTCGTACTTTGTAAGTCTGTTATTCACTTCAGTTATTGTGCTCAAAGTTCCCTGGTACTCGTCAACCAACTTCTTATACAATTCAATGAGTTCTCTCAAATCTGAATCGTGATAGTTGGTATGTGGAAATTCTGAATATGCCATAGTGTCACTCCTTTACCATACACATATTAAGAGGTCTTTCGCGAACTCTCTTAATATCCAATCATCAATGTCGAACTGTACAGTCCTACGTTGTTTGTCAATAAGTTCCTGATATGAAAGGTTTGTAAGTCCTTTCTTGGTGGCTAATGTCTCTTCATGGTCTGTTGTTCCAGTATCCTGTCCACTGTTGTAATCTTCATTGAATGATGTATTATCAGTTGTGCTAGCAGTATCTCTAGTCTGTTCGACATCCTCACCATTTATGTTATTGAACGCACTAACGAAATGTTTACTTTCAGTGTTGATAGTTTCGTCAGTTGTCGAACTCGTATTATCTTTTTGGGTGAACTTTTTAGTACCATTAGCATCAAGATTACCAGTTTCGACTGTAGAATAATTTTCAATGGGGTCGTATTTTATCTCAAGAGTGTCGAGCAGTTTCCCAATTCTGTCTTTGTTTTTAATCCAAAACAGTTCAACATTCTTGTGCATGTAACTGGTGTCTGAATATACACATTCGAGGTCTGCATATTGTGACATTATTATGTGATAAATATGATCTTTATTGATTCGAGTATCAATGTCACTTGATTGAAAGTAGAACTCATTATTGTGTAACATCATCCACAGATTCACGCTGTCCACTAACGTCATCTTTGCTCTCCTCTCTGTTCGACGCGTCGAACTGTAATGTCACATTCAATCCTACATTGAACATTGTATTGATTTTATCACAACAAAGTTTGAGATTTTCTTTCCAAATTGTTGTGTTTGCTACTAGTTCCTGATTGTTAGCATCAACTTCTCCAGTGACCAATCTCTCACGTTTGTCTGTATTTGCATTATTCACACCGATAGCCGTTAGAAATTCGTTAATGATTGTACGTTTAGAATCCTGCACCATATCCGCAATGTAATTCTGTTTCACGTTATTAAAGAACACGTTTAAACCGGTTGCGTTTAGTGCAACATCTTTACGATAAACCACTAATGGTTCTCCATTACTTATTTTGTCGTAAGCTGTTTTGATTGATTCGGCTTGCGCTTTAGTCTCTGCTTCAGCTATGTATGCAACTCTACTGTTCATTAAGTTTACATCAATAGCGGCATCAGCTGAAGCCAATCGCTGTGCATAAATGTCTACAATTCTGACAAAATTGTAATAGATTCTTGACTGTGGAATCCTCTGTATATATAGGAGTTCACAATCGGTGCCTATTTTTTTATGTAGACCGGGAATTAAAGGAACATTTATGATCACATCTGTTGGATTGTTAAAATAATTGTATCCTTGCAACGCGCCTTGCAATGGTAGCACTCCAAAATCTGTGTCTGATACTATTAAATAACCATATCGCAAGAGAGTGTCTCTCATATAATCTTTATCCCAGTCGGCAGGACATTCTATCTTAAAGATACCGCCAACAAGTTTCATCAACTCAGTTCTATAAAAGGCGGTTCTAGTCACCATGAATGTTCCATTTACATCTTTCGGTTTTGTTGCTGTATATTTATTCAATGATTAGTCCCCCATAAATGAAATTAGTTGATGAGTTAACAAATTGCGCTATCAACTGATGTTCAGTATCTGTACATTCAGCTTCTACCCACACTCCAGTCGCTTTCACCAATCCTGTATGAGAACCTAATGTTTCTGTTTTCATAACCGGCAATCCTATTGTTGATAGAGATGCTGACGGTGCTTGACCTATCAAATGATATATAGACCTATCGGAAAACTTATGTGCATATTGCTTCGTTGCCATAGATGACATGGAGCCTTTAATATTTGTAGTAGTTTGCATCGCTAGGGTCGCTCCTACTGCACCGCCTACATATTGCGTAGCGGCTTTTACCGCTGCTGTTGCTCCTAAGTTTCCGCCAGTAGCGATTACTGTTGCTGTTGATGCTAAAACTGAACCTACACCTGCCGCTATTCCGATACCGTTTGCGCTAGTTGCACTTACTGGTAATTCTGTTGCGATATTTCCTTGAACTGTTAAAGCGATTGCGTTACTGTAATCGTTGCCTGCATGGAATATGTATGCAATGTCTCCAGTTGCTGGAGCAAATGACACTTCCATTAGCCATTCTAGCTTATCGCTCTCTCCAGTGTGGAAGAAAGAACATAGAGGCAACTGTACTACACCAACTCCCGGTAAAAATCTATGCAATTCATGGTAAGGTTCCACCATTAAATAACCGTTGTAAACAATTCCCTCAATAGTTTCTGGTGTATATGTTGTTACGTAACCGCCTCTAACTTGGTCTTTCGCAACTGTCGCAGTTACACCTGTGGAATATTTACCTATAACTATTTCTGCTGAACCCTGTCCTGCTATTGCCGCTGAAGTTGGTAGCCAAGAGCATCTTACTATTGCTTCTAATGGATTCGTAAAATAATTCTTTATTTCATCAATTCCACTATTGATTTTCTCAACCAGTGAATTTAGCTGTCCACTTGTCAACAGGTACGTTGTTGCAAAACCGTTGCTACTTGTATTGTTAGCTACCGTCAAAGTGTAAATTCCGCTACTATCCAAAACATTCGCTAAAGTTGTTGAATATACAGTTGAATATATTTGAGTAGATTGTGGCAATCTAGAGTCTCCGAGATATTTATTGTAACCAGTTTGTGCATATTGTATGAAACCTTTAGCTTGAAGAATTTCTTTTCTGTATGTAGCTAAAACGTCAACTTCACAATCAATCTGCCATACTAATGCACTAATGGGTGTGACGTTGGTTATGAAATAATATCTATGAAAGTCCTTAATATAACAATAGTTATAATCCGGAAATTGTTTTCCCTCGAATGTGCTGTCTGCGCCTTGAATGATTAAGGTGGGTTTGATTATTGATGTGGGCTCTTTGAGATAACAAATTGTTTCTGTGATATGCCCCTCAGTGGTACTAGGAACTCTTGTAGAGTTCCTAGCCTTTGAGGTGTGCATAAGGTCAACTTGAACTGTTGCCATACGCATCCTTTCCGTTCGACGTGTCGAACTAATTGAGTGTGAAGATTACTGCGTTCTCACTCATATCGTTAAACCACATCTGCTTTTCATGCCAGAATGTGTTGTAATATGCTCCACGCGCATTTACGGGAGTTGTGAGAACTTTCTCTTCCTGTCTGAATGTTCCGATAGCTTCTCTATCGAATAATACACCGACAACATTTTCAATAGTCTTATTAACCTTGCTGTCAACTTTACCGATCACCTTTGAGAGTACAGCGATATCATTGATATCGTCTCCATCTTTAACACCCTGCCAATATGGTACGGCAATATCTACGGACTTGTTAACATACTGGGGATTGAAAGCCGCATACTGTACTACAGTTTCAAGCTGAGTAATGAAATCAGCCAAAACGTAGAAACGCTGTTCACTCTTGGGAGTAAATCTGTCATAACCCTCTGTATTGAATAACACACTCATAGTTTCCATTTTAGAAGCGATGTTATTCATTATACCGATCGCAAAACGCATGAAAGTGGGGTCGAATAATGCTGTCTGAGGGTTGAGAGTTGAACCGGTCTTACTGTTGTACAAAGTTACCAGTTTAATCTCCTGCTTTACAGAAAGATTGCACATCATATTAACAAGTGCAACTCTTGCGAGGTCTTCCAAAACAACCTCAATCTTATTCTGAACTTTACCGAATACCTGGTTCACAAAGGAAGCCATAGCACCTGCATTGAGAAAGGCTTCAGTAAGCATCTTCTCCTGCATTGTGATAAAGAATGAATAAGGTGTCTCCTTATCGAAAATTTTCTGCTTCGCTTTAGGATTGTTGATAATGTAGTGGTCAAGAGCCTGACCATTCATCTGTCCGACTTTGTACATATCGTCAGCTACTGCGTCAGGCATCTCAACAGTTAATTTCTGAACCAGTGCACCCCACTCAACCTGTGTTCTGTACAAATCAGAGAATTTGTTGAGATATACTCTGTAGTTATCAATGGTAAGACCGATTCTGCGTGCCAAAGTGTTGAGCCACAAATCGTTCTTACCTAAATTGGAAACTTCATTTCCCATTGCAACCAGTGACGCGCTGTCAACTGCCGCAATATCTGTCCGTCCAGTCATCTGCTGGAAAATCTGATTACATAAATCGTAAATCTGGTTTACTACAATCTGATTAGGCATTTGCACCATTTCCTTTCTTCGGACCGCACATTGCATATATTATCTCTTCGGCTGTTTTCGGACCCTCTGCAACTGGTGTTTTGAGTAATAATGCTCTGTTGGTCAATTTTAACTTATCTATTTGTGAACTCTGTTCTGTCACCTTGTCTTGCAACTGCTTTATCTCTTCACTCAAATCGGGGGTATCTTCATCTGTATTATGTTTTACAGAGATATTGTTCTCCGAAACGTCCAATGAATAATCAGCTTCCGGATCAAGGTCAGATAACTGAGTAAGCACCTCTTCTAATTTAGCCATGTCGTCTCCAATCTGTTCGACGTGTCGAACTTTAAAAGGTTGACCGCTTAGAGTGGCAAACTCACTATCCCCTATTCCTAGGTATGCCCTGATAGTCCAACGTAGTGGTCGGCGGTCATATATTATTAGTAGCTGGGCTTGTAGTTGATCATTTGCTCAAAATTGACTTTGGTTAGATAGTTATCATAAGTGACTCTATGCTCAATAACTAATATCTTATAAAGCCAATAGAACAGCGCCCGAACCTTATCTTTCTCATTTTCTTTAAATGTGTATTTAGCAGGATTAGCCGTTTGAGAAATGTGATAGGTTCCGTTTGATTTGTGCTGATATACGTATATATTTGCTAACGAAATATATGCGAAATATTCTGTTAGATTTACTTTTTTGACCAATTCAAGGTCGTTGTCCACGAAATCGCCACTCAATGCTCTTTCGTTAAACCCAGTGCCTGCTCCAAACCGATAAATGGCAGATTTTGCTTTTTCCGCACTTACTTTATGGTCTTTATATTTTTCAATATGGAGTGAGCGGTTAGGGTCAGTATATTTCTCTTGATTTTTAAAAATCATGGAGTTCAATATACCTGTTAACTGTAACTGCGCTAACAAATCACTTCCTAAATCTATAGGGTTTGACAGTAGGCATACAACCACTTCCGGTTTTCCCTCTATTGCGCGGTTACGGTTGATAGTTTCGAGCATATTCAAGAATAGATACCCCTCATCTTTTAAGGGACGTTTATTCTTATTTTCAGGAATACACTCATCATACAATATGAAATTTACGTCTGAGAAATCTACACCTCTCAAATTTGAAAATGTTGACAAACCTGCACAATAGCCGATATGTTTAGTTTTTTCAGCATCAAGATAGAAATTCCCAAATCCGAGTTTAAATGAAAAATCGGATGTTATTTCGTAACCCTCATTTCGGTTATAAACCTTAAAGGGTGAAGCTTCGGGAGAAGCCACGGTTTCTGCTTCAGTTCTCGTTCTCCTCAGGTACAAGAACTTATTGTCATCTACAGTGTCATCAAGCTTCAATTCTCCAACACCGATCTTTCTGCACATATCTAAAGCACCGTAAGTTTTACCAGTTCCTCGGCCACCACAGAAATAGAAAATATGAATATCTTTATCTTTGAGAAATCTCAAAATGACAGGTTCAACTTCAACGTAGAAACCGTGTTTCATGCTACATCACCTGGAAAGTCAAAAATTCGCGTCCTGCTTCCGACTTTCTCTTAATCAGCTCAAGCCTTACAGATTCGCCTGCATCAAGTAAATCAATGCAGTCATCCATAATGTCTGCGATTGTAGCAGAAATAGAGGTGTAGCATTTTCCGTCACTGTCAATCAGTACGGATACTTCTTTGAGTTCTCCAGTTTCCTCATCAGTGTCCTCTACCACGGCGGCTTTGCTAATCATAAATGTTTTTCCGTTGGGTTCATCTTTCAGAGGAAGTCCGTTTCTCATGTTGATTGAATCTTTTTTGGTGAAGTTCTCAGTTGAGTTGGTGATTTTTTTCATGTTTATCTCCTTTTCTGTTCGACGTGTCGAACTTTGCGCCCATTATTTTTTTCTGTGAGACACTCTCATATTCGCCATGTTTGGGGAGTGTGGGCGCACTCCCCAGGAGACGGACATGAGTTCTATGTAAAATTTCAGAGTATTTTTTCATACTCCGAAAATTTTACGCTATTTTAATACTACTTGTAAAAGATATTTACAATTTGTAGGAATTATCCTATCAATTTCTAATAAATACAGGTTATTATGGTCAGGGTTTTCAAGCATTTCTTTCATACCAATAGTTCCTACAAATTCACCGTCTTTATCGTATATAGATAAAGTACAATTTGCAGGTGTTACCGTTAATAAATCGAAAATTCTCACCGTTTCATCTCCATTCGTTTCGTTTAAAGTGGGAGTGGGGATTACTCCCCACTCTATTGTTACTTTGTAAGTACTACATCCACCTCAGAATTCTGAATCTGTGCAAGATACTTTTCAATCTCTTTACTGAGTTCCTTGATTGTCTTGCCCTCTGTATGGATGGTAACTGTCGGGAAACTGTCGTCGGCTTCGGGAATTTGCGGCTCCTCTGTTTCGTTCGACGCGTCGAACTGTTCAGCTTCCTGCTTTTCAGGTTCAGCTTCCTGCTTTCCGCTTTCAGCTTCCTGCTTCTTCTCTTCAATAGCTTTATCAGCTTCTTTTCGAGCTTCGAGTACTTTCTTAATCTGTGTAGAGTTCATTTCGACAGTAATGCCCATTTCAAGAATTTCTTCATCAGTGTAATTCTTGAGCATAATGAGCGAGCGCCATGCGAAACCTGCATACTTGCTATCAATAGCACCGTCTTTCTGGAATCTGTCAAAAGTGTTGATTGCATCAGAGGTGGTGCCACGACTAATGCCGTGTACAGTGTTTGCATACTCATAAATATTTTTGTATCCCTCGAGCATGAACAACTCTCTTTTCTTAATCTCAGAAAGTGCTCCTGCGACAGTCCTAGCAAGACCGTCCGCTGAAGTTTGACAGGTTCTAATTGTATCTGTCAACTCGGCGTATTTCGCTTTGTCGTTTTCTGTCCAAACGTGCTCATCAACTAATGCTGTGTTTTTTCTTCTCATGTCTTTCTCCTTTTCTGCCCTGCGTGGGCTTTCGTTCGACGTGTCGAACATTTGAATGTTTCACGTGAAACATTCGACGCGTCGAACAGTTGCTAAATTTTCAGACAACTTAACTAAACCATCTAAATTGTCAGACAGTTTGATAGACCGAACACGTGTACGGTATCCAGTTGTCAAGGTTCATTCAAGGCAACTACTTCCTTACCTTGTAAGTACAGTATAGCACACCCTAGCGCGCCTGTCTATAGGCAATTTGCACAAACTTACAGACTGTCCGTTGTGCACCTTGTACAGAACAGCTGTTCGATGGTCTACATGGTGTAGACTGTCGTGCTGTGGCGCGTTATCACTTTAGTGTGTTGAAGTCGGGGAACCACCGATCGAACGCACGTTCGCGTTTCTTT